GTTAAAAATGGCGGTGGCCGTCCTGGTAACATGGTTGCTTGGGTTCCATATGCTGTTTCTGACACATTCAAGGCTCTTGTAACAAGCTTTGATGGATCTGATCTAGGTTACACGGCTGGTAAGAACGGTGTTCTTGGTCCAGTTGACGGTGTGATGGTAGTTGAGGCTGATGATTCTCTATTCCCACAAGGCGTAGATGTGATCGCAGTTGACAAGCGTGCTGTGATTCGTGTTACTCCTAAGATGGACCCTGCCACTGGTAGCGGTATGAAACTCATCAAGGATGTACCAGGACACGGTGGTTCAGAGCTGCAGTTGCGTGCTCGTGGTGATGTGTTCGTATTCGGTCTAAAAGCTGATGCAATCGCAACACTTGAACGAACCAACTCCTAATCCAGAGTAAACGGATAAACATTAGAGGCTAGGAATAGCCTCTTTTGTTGTATAATCAAACTATGCAACCATCTATAGAAAGAATTAAAGCAAGTGACGGTACTGGTAACGCTAGTATCGCAACAATACAAAACTCGCGTTCCCCTGGAGCATCAACAATAATCGTAGATACAGTACTCGGTATAAATGCCGGTGGTTTTGTAGGCAGCATGGGTACACCTCATACGTTTACTGACCCGATTACATCTGAAACTATTACAGTTATATCAGAGGCAACTGCTGTAGATTTCTCTGGCCATGTTGATGGTTCTAACATTGAAATTGACGATATAGCACCTGGCTATACAGATGACGGTAGTGAAGTAGGTGATATTGTCATTATCCGGCCAACTACTCAATATGGTGATAACCTGGCTACTGTACTAGAAGTGGCTCACGAAGATGATGGTGAATTAAAGCCTGATGCAGCAGTAAATAGTCCTCAGGGTTCATTGGATAAAATAACCCCCATTGGTTCAATCTTAGATTTTGCTGGTACTAGTGCACCTACAGGCTGGCTACTTTGTTATGGACAGACACTAGATGCTAGTGCAAACACTCAGTATCAAGACCTGTTTGATGTAATTGGCAATACCTTTGGTGGTACAAATAACACTGACTTCGTAGTGCCTGACCTTCGTGGTCGTGTTGTAGCTGGTCAAGATGATATGGGTGGCTCAAGCGCCAACCGTCTTACTGGTGCCTCTGGAGGTGTAAACGGTGATACGTTTGGTGCTGCTGGTGGTGCGGAGACTCATACCCTTATTACAGCTGAGATACCGGCGCATACTCATCCGTTAGATCTTGGGCCACCTACTGAAACTGGTGGCGGTACAGTAGCTAACTCATTCGCTAGTCCATCAGGAGGTACTACTGGTAGTACAGGTGGTGGTGGCGCTCACAACAATGTTCAACCTACATTAATCCTTAACAAGATTATCAAATACTAGAGACTTAAGATGTTAGGTTTTTTTGCTGCCGCAGATCCACAGACAGTACTATCTTCGGGTAACACTGTTGCGATACTAGCCTTAATTATCGTTACGCTTAGTGGAGTAATTGTTTATTTAGTAAGAAAAGCTGATACTAAGGACACTGAAATCAGAGACTTAAACAGGTTATTATTGGCCGAAAATAAATCACATACTGCTGATTATAAAGAAATGGCTAAAGACAACCAGGAAATATTGCAAGGTAATTCACAGTCAAGTATGCTGTTAGCTGCTAAAATAGAGGCCGTAAAAGGTAGAGAATTATGAGCTGGTTCAAAAAACATAAGCAATATCCATCAGTAGGTCATCAGCCAAGTAATGAGCCTGTAGTTTTAACGCCTTCACAGAATAGTCGTGTAGAGGTAGAGGTGCATAAAGATGCTACAAAAGAAGTGGCTGAAAAAGCTAAAAATGCTAACGAACATCTGAAAGAGCTATTGGTAAACAACGGTTTTACCCTTAAAATATACTTAGCTGCACATCAGCCAAGTAATAATCGAAAAAGCAGGAATTTATAAATGGTAGACATAAAAACAATAGCGCTCTTACTTTTAATAGCAAGGGCTGTTTCTGTGTACTTCATAGTACTGGTACTCTATCGTCAGTATAAGTTGTTTGGTACTGAAATTGATTTTAAACTTGTGCCTAATTTAACTACTATGGAACGTAAGCACGTTTATCAGATACGCCGTATTTTATTCGCATTATCTTGCATTATTCTTTTAGGCAATCTTGTTCCGATTGTTATAGACGTTTTAACCCTATTCATTAACACAGAACGTCCGGCTAATCTACGACCTATTAGTATTATGTACGCCTTCTCTAACTCGTTTACAGCAGCCTTTTCAGCTATTATGATCTGGACTCTATATAGGGTGGCTGGTCTAGGTGGCGGTGGTAAAAAATAGTTATGCTATTATTACATTATGACAAACAAACCTTTCAAGGATAGGCCAGCACCTCCAGTTCAGCCAGATAGCCCACATCCATTACCAGGGGAAGAGGATGAAAATGGCAGTAGCCGTTAATGCTGATGAATATGCCGCGCCTCGCCAAAATTGGTTTTTCCCTGGGGTAACTCCTGATTTAGATGGTCAGTGTGTATCACTAGTCAAGTGGTTCATGCAAGATATGTCTAAAGTTCCTAATCCTCAAGCAGCTAGAGGTGATGCTAGATATGTTGGTAAAACTTTAGTATCTCAGGGTCATGCAATAGAAGTACCATACTCAGAACGTAGGCGTGGTGACATTATTTGTTATGAGTATGGTACTTATGGCCATATAGCCGTACAGCTCAGTGGGAGTAGAGTATTTGAGCAGAATATTAATATAGGGGGAGTTTCTTCAAAAGTAGTAGCTGGCGCTCGTGTTTATGCCTCCAGAATTGGTAGCGAAACCGAAAGTTGGCGGCATGATGCACACATATATAGGCTTAAAACTTACACCGAAGGGAGTAATATGCCAAGTATTATAAATAACGAACAGGCACGAATATTGCTATTTGCAATTCAAGGTAAGAATGGCTTGTATGATCCTAAAAATGCACTCACCGGTGCTTTGGATGCAGATATAGCTAAATACTTCGCTGGACGCACGTTGGATGATGTTTTAGCGGAATTATGGGAAGATAAAGTAAGTAAAGACTACAGAGAGCGCTACCAGCCATCAGCACAGCAAGCACTAGAAAATCAATCAACTGTACCTAAAGTATTATCTAAGGGTATATATAAGGTTCAATAAGGAGAAAGTCATGCAACTCAATATTCCATATAAAGTTCGAGCAATACTATATATCGCTAACGCTGTAGGTTCGCCACTGATGGCTTATTTACTAGCAAAGGGTATCATTGGCACACTAGAGGTAACACTTTGGGCTGCTGAAATGACGGCTGTATTCGCATTAGCTGGCTTAAATGTCACTAAAACTGATGATCGAAGTGTGCAATAGCTAACTGTACTTTTTAAGCTTTTTCGTTATAATGTTCGCATTGTATAAGGAGGCTAGTATGTTAGATGACCGTTCACCATTAGGTTTAGGTTTAACAGGGGTGGTATTGATAATTGTAGGTTTAGCTGTTAAGGCTTTAATACCTAAATTAGTTGAAGTTGGATCATTTGTAGTTGGCGCTGGATGGGTGCTTATAGCTATCGCTGTAGTGCTATTCTTGATTCAACTTGTTAAAGGTGGCGCACCGCGTCCATAAGCAAAATCCTCCCAAAAGAAATAGAGCGCCCTCGCAATGTTGGCGCTCTATTTGTGTTTACACCTCTGTAAACTAGACCTCACGAAAAAAGTATACCACAAACCATTATGCTTGTGCTTATAATAAGGTGAGTATCGTACCTTAATTAACGAAATTACCTCAGGAATCTTAACTGTTACAAAACTCTCAAAGCTTTTACTATACACCAGTATAGTATCTATAAAACAGAGAACTATTAGAAAACAGGCTTTATGCTCACCTGCAAAACCCCACAAAAAGTGGGGATTTTTGTTGCAATTAAAAACCACCTCTGAGAAAGCTGGAACGCTGATAGAGGTGGTTAATATACATAGTATAGCAGAACAGGGGTAGATGTCAAGTGGTGATATAATTAGGTTGCTAATTAAGGAGACTATATTAGTAGACTAAACACACTAGAAAACTTTAAAATGTTTTTTGAAGAACTGCCTAGTGCCAAGATATTAGCAAAATATCGCCGTCAGTCTAAATAGGCTGGCGGTTTTTCATATCCAGCTTAAGTTTTTTACGGATGTTATTACCAATACCCTTATCGTAAGGTATATCTATGATGGTAAGCTGTTGTGAGTATTCAGGGTTAAACGCCAGTAATTTAGCTTTACGGAGTCCGGTGATAATCATACCGAAATAAATTTGCACCAGGTATTCCAGTGGTATATCACCCTTAACTAGATCTTCGTGTCGTACACCGTTGCAACATTTCACCTCTAGGAGTATTTTGCCATCCACACCATCTGGACTGTAACCGGCATTAGGGTAAACACTGTTCGTAGCAAAGCCTGGCCGCTCAATCTTACGCCCGACTTCACGTGCATATTCCTGGATAGCTATAGGCTCCAGCGCACTACCTCGCCGCATAGCAGGACTTTCATATACATTACTATCATCTGGTAGTGGTTTACCTTGCAGTAACTTAATGGCTCGTGAACCAGTCCATAATTCTTTACGAAGTTTGTGCCACTCTGGACTTCCTTGCTTTACGTCATGGTATACGATCATAATAATCCGTCTAACTCC